CGTAGAAGAGATTCGTGCTGCGAGTGGACAGACTCCCCACGCTGCACTTCAGGAAGCACTTGAGGTCTCAACCTACGCATGGGCCGTGTGTGATGACACCGGCCCCTTCGCTCTCTTCGGCGTATCACCATTCGTGGGTGACGCCGGTTCCCCGTGGATGCTCGCGACGGGTCGCGTGAAGTTCCACAAGCGTATCTTCATCGAGGATGCGCCCCAATACATTCAGTTGATGCAGGACGCTTACCCGATCCTGCTCAACTACGTCGACGCCCGCCACATCGACAGCCTCCGCTGGCTGCGACGTATGGGCTTCCGCTTCACCGGCTTCTCGCCTACGTATGGCTTCGAGCGCCGCCCCTTCTTTCAGTTCAGCAAGGTGTCTCCATGTGCCCACCAGTAATCGCAGCCGCAGGCTTGACGATGGCGCAGGCCGTAATGATCGGCGTCACAGTTGTGTCGACTGCCGCGACGATGTACGGCCAGCAGCAGACAGCCAAGGCTAACGCTGCAGCGGTCAGCGCGCAGAATCAGGTACAGGCAGACGAGATCGCCCGAGCCACAGGCAACGAGCTACATGAGCGCGCACGGGCAGCGAGGCGTGAGCGCGCGGACATGCGCGCAGCCGCAGCGGAGTCAGGCATCAACCTCGGCTCCAATTCGTTCCTCGCGTCGCTACAGGCGAGCGCGATGAACCAGTACAACGATCAGGGCCTCATCGTGCAGAACGAGAAGGGCCAACAGGCCGCGCGACGTGCGCAGGCTCGCAGCATTCAAGCAGGGCTACGCGTTCCCAACGCGCTGTCCTCGGCGCTCACCATCGGTGCGGCCGGGTACGGTTCGTACTACGACGCGACCAGCGCCGCTCGCGCCGGATCAAACGCCGCAGTCGGCGCCCGCTAACAGGAGAACTACATGCCCCGTCCCACACAGACGAGCTTGCGCACAGGTCCGGGCTACGCCCCGGAAGTCCGGCAGGCACCAAGCCTGCAGGTCAACGCGCCGCTCAACGTGCAGACCGGGCCATCCGGCGCGGAGCAGGTGGCACAGGCCCTCGGACTCGTGTCCAAGGTCGCCTCACCCATCCTGCAGGACAAGATCAAGAGAGACGCCTTCGACCGCACGAGCGCCGGGCAGAACGCTGCGGTGCTCAACAAGGTCGATGCGAAGCGAGAGGCTGAAGACAACCTCTACGCGCGTGGCGTCAAGTTCGCTACGAAGGAGCGCAGTGTCCGCAACGCGCTCGCCGAGGTCGACCGTAAGATTGCCGAGACTGGTGCCGACATGGCACCTGAGCAGCGCGCACAGGCGCGCGACGAGATGCTCAAGAGTCTCTTGGGCGACATGGTCAACGACCCCGAGTCCGCTGGCATTGCCGCGAAACTCGTGGAGCCGTGGCAGACACGCAATCGCGCCGCTGACAACCTTGAGGTCATCAAGGAGGCTCAGGACGAGACGATGCGCGCCGAAGCAGAGAACATCAAAGACGGCATGACCGACGGTACGTTCAACTACGCTACCTCAGTCGCGCGCCTCGCCCCGGTCATCGGGCGCGAAGCTGCGGTCGAGACCGTGATTGACTCCGTAGGTGCCGCCGCAGTGAACCTGCGGGACGAACGTCTCATTGACACGGTGCTCCCTGAGAGCGTCACGCTCGCCGACGGTCAGGTGATCGACGGTCCGCGCAAGTCACAGAAGCATCAAGCGAAGCTCGACCAATACCGCGAGTTGGCCCACAAGGCGCGACTTGAGGACCTGTCGCAGGTCCGCCGCGAAGACAAACAGGTCTTCGAGAAGGACTGGATCAGCAACCCGCTCAACTTCACCGAGCAGCACTACGACGCGTTCACGAAGCAGGTCGACTCTCTTTTCTCAGAAGACGAGTTGAACTCCTACTGGCGTGCCCGCAACGCCGAGCTTGAGCGTATGCAGAACGGAACAGAGACTCAGAGTCTCCGTGCCCTATACCCCGGCCTTCGGCTACGGCAGTTGGAAGGCAGGCTCGCGAGCGACGGCAAGCCCGTTACCCCGACAGAGTTGCAGCAGATTGCGAACTCAGAGATCGAGCGCGCCGCGTTCCTCACCGGGCGTGCGCCGCAGGACGTCGCGTCGGAGTACACAGCCATCGAAGGCTACGTGTACCAGCCGATGGCGAATGACCTGCAGATGGCACCACCGAGCGACACGGAACTGTGGGGCGCGGCGACGGAGCAATACTTCAAGCTGTCACCCAAGGTCCGCGAGTTGTACGTCCCTGATGGCAACAAGCGGGCGCTCTACGAGCGCACGCAGTCTCTCCTCGGGTCAGGCAAGAAGCCTGCTGAGGTTGGCGAGATGCTCAACCGGCAGGACGACAAGGCTATCAAGGCCAACCTCGACGCGGTCGAGACGCTGTTCAACAAGAAGGTCGCGAAGATCGGCAGGCGAGAGCTTTCCGACGGCGGCTGGTTTGGTGCGTCAACTTCGGTTGGCAACATCGCAAACAGCAAGGCCATCTCATTCGAGATCAAGAAGCGTGCACGCGAGCGCGTGGGCGCTGGTGCTGATCCTGAGACTGCCGTCGCCGCTGCGACGAAGGAAGTGGTCGACACGTACGTGTTGGTCCCCGGCCCGAGTCGTGACAAGTCGATCCTACTCCCGCGCACGCGCGAGATCACGGACGGCTTCGACAAGACGGTGGAGTGGTTCTACTCACAGCTTCCTGTGTGGCTCGAAGCCAATGGCTACGACCAGAAAGCAGGCGACGTGAGACTTACCACGATGCCCGGCAGCGACCAGAACACGATCCTCACGTTGGTCGACAGGGACGGCATGGTGCTCGACATGGGCATCGCGTGGAGTCCCCGTGACCTTGAGAACGAACGTACGCGTGTGACCAACAACAAGGCGTACGAGGCTGTCGCGACTGCTCACCGCAATCGTGCGCAGCGTGAACGTGATCGCATCCTTTCCGATTCCAAATTCCCACGAGTCAGGTGGTAGGAGATACAACATGGCGCGACGTAAGAAGCCCGTCGACCCCGCTCTACTCGAACAGAGTCAAGCGGTGGCGGTGGACTACGCCGAGCGTGCGATGCCGGTGGAGACAACTCCATCCGGCCCCGAGACGCGCGGCGATTCGTCCCCGCTCACGCGTTCGCTAACGCGCAACGCGGGCTACGTCGCCCCCTCTGTCGGCGTGCAGGCTCCGGAGGCTGAAGAAGCCCCGAGCCGCCGCTGGCAGGACTACAGTGGTTGGGACTACGTCAAAGACTTCTGGGCCAACGAAACCATCCTCACCAGCGCCCTCGTGCGCCTGCGTGAGAACGGCATGGAAGCCGACCCCACCTACACGCTGCCCGTCAAGGACAGCCCCGAGTGGAAGCAGCTCACCGACGGGCTTGAACCCGACGAGTGGCACGTCTTCGGCAACGCCGTGTCCGCTGACCACGCACGCGAGATCGCGTTCCGTCTCCGAGAGGAGAAGGAGCGCCAGTCCCGGCTGATGGAGAGCGGCATCCTGCCGTTCCTCGTCGGCAACGTCCTCAACCCCGAGTCGGTGTTGATGGCAATAGGTACGGGCGGCCTCTCGTGGATACAGAAGGGTGTGCGTCTGCAGCGCGCGATGAAGTTCGCAGGCGTCGCAGCCAGTGAGAATGTCGCGCAGGAAGGCGTCCTCTTCAAGCTGCAGGACAGCCGCAACCCGATGGACATGGCCTTCGCCGCAATGGCAGGCATCGCCCTCGGTGGCGGCTTCGGTGCTCTCAGTAGGGGCCTACCGGGCGACCTTAAGTCCAAGCTCGGCAACACCGCACGTAGCGACGCAGAGCGCGTCAACGTAGCGCAGGCCGAGGAACTCAAGCTCATCCCGCCGCAGCCGCGCAAGAGCGCCGCAGGAGACATCTTCGATTCAGAGAACAAGCTGATCGACCATGACATCCATCGCGCCCTCGATGCAGAGGAAGCGCGCCTGACGAAGCTCGAAGAGTCACTCAACACTGTTACGCACACCGTCGACGAGACTGGACTGCACACGGTCACAAGTCCAAACGGTAAGGCTACCGCGCAGGAGAACGGTTCGTTTCTTCAGATGAAGCGGATCGACGTCGCGGAGAGTGCTCGCCGCAATGGCGAGGGCTTCGCGATGATGGAGCGTCTGCTCAAGGAAGCGAATGCACGTGGCCTGAAGGGTGTGTCATCGGACATTTCCGTCAGCCAAGCACAGGCGCGTGTGTATGCGAATTTGAAGAAGAGCGGGAACGTGGTGAAGCAGAATCCCTCTGCCGTCAATCCCGACACCGGCAACTTGGTCAGCGCTGATCCCCGCGCTGCTGTGTTTGAGGTCACGTCTCCCATAGGGGAGACTCGCACGAATGTGTTGGACCTTATGCGCAGCGCGAGGAAGACAGCGAAGAACGTAGACGAGCGCGTCAACTCGCTGCCCAAGATGTTGAAGGACGCAATGAAGGCGCGTCTCTCATCCGCACGCAAAGACCTCAACGAAAGTCTAAGCCCCACGTCCACCAGCGGTTCCACCGCAGTGGCACCGGGGGATGCACCGCTGGCGTTCTCGAAGGACTCCGCTGGTGCCGCATCGCTCGCTGACCAGTTCGGGGTCGAGACGTCCCACTTCGCACAAGATGTTCCCGAGACGGCCGCAACCACGGGCAATCGCTGGTGGGGCCTGCTGCCGCGCCTTGGTGATTACGCGTCTGTACTGCGTGGAATCAAAGACCCCGCTATCCGTGCGCGCGTGGGCGCGTACGTGGGTGACCCGAGCCCTGAGAAGGGACTGGTGTCCCCCATTGGCGCGAGTGAAGTTGCTTCCCGTTTGCACGACCGTCACATGACGGCGTTCGCTCAAGTCTACGAGCCTGCCTTCAAGGAACACCTTGAGGAAACCGGCGCGGGCTTCATGGCTCGCGTGTCGCGACGGCATCGTCGCGAGTTCGGTCAGCTCGTGGTCAAGGAGCTTCGCAGCTCTACTGACACCGGCAGCGCCGCTGCAAAGCGTGCTGCACAGCGTCTCTCTCGGACCTTCGCAGAGATGGGCCAAGAGTTGAAGGACGCTGGCGTGAAAGGCTTCGAGGACTTCGTCCAAGAGCCACGCTACTTCCCGCGCGTCCCAGACCGCATGAAGGCGCTGCTCTCACGTGACACCTACGGCGAGCCTCAGTTGGTCGACGCGGTTCGCTTTGCGATCAAGAAGGGGTACGACGACGCGGGTGTGCCGCTGGACGACAAAGTCCTCGCGCGTATGTCTGCGGGCTACTACAAGCGTATCCATGACCTCTCACTCGGCATTCAGAATGACGCGCTCGTCGGGCTTCGGCTCGCCGACGCGCAGCAGGTGGCTGGCCTCATGCGCCTCGGTGGCGCCTCTGATGAAGTCATCGGTGAAACCGTGGCACGACTGCGCAATGCACTCGTTGACCCGGAGGGCGGCACTTCGCGCTTCGCAAAGGAGCGCACGCTGCTCGACGAAGACTTCCTGATGAACATTCGGAACATCGAGTCGGGCGCAGTGGATCAGAAGTCACTCCGTGACCTGCTGTTTCACGACGATGCGGAACAGGTCTTCCAGACCTACAACCGCGTAATGTCCGGATGGACTGGCCTCGCCAAAGAAGCAGGCATCAAGTCTAAGGCGGACCACGTCAACCTCATCGACGCCGTCAAGCGGGAGATGGGGGCCAAGGAAGGCGCACACGTGGCTGAACGTCTCGATGACGCTTTCAAGTTCATCGTGGGCCAACCGCTGTTCGACACGAAGAAGTTCAAGATCGGGCGGCGGATTGGACGCGTTCTGCGTGACTATCAGTTCGCCCGTGTGATGAACATGGTCGGCTTCGCTCAGGTGCCTGACGCGGCGGCGTATCTCACGCCACACTACTTCAGGTTCGTGGCGAGGCATCTGCCGGACCTCAACAAGATGTTCAAGCGTATGCAGGACGGCTCATTGGAGCACCAGCTTGCGCGCGACCTCGAAGAGTGGGTTGGTGGAGCTACCGACAGCCTGCACAACAGGTTGTTCTCCGCGTTCGACGACGAGCCTGACCTCCTGCTGTCAAAGACAGAGCACGCTATCCGCGTTGGTGCGCGAATCACTGAGCGTAACCCGCTCGGTGTCGGCCCGGCGACCACGGTGAACCAGCGGCTTGGCGAGATCGCCATTTCGCAACGGTTCACGGACACAGTCCTCGGCAAGTCAGGAAGCATCCCGCTCAACCGCTGGAAACAGCTCGGGCTTGATGAAGAGTGGCTTGGTCGCATCAAGGCGCAGGTGGAGAAGCACGTCGAGTACGATGGTGGCAAACTCCGCGCGCTGGACTTCGCGAAGTGGGAGGACACTCTCGCCCGCGACAAGTTCATCCAAGCAATTCACCGCGAGTCTCGCAGACTCGTGCAAGAAGAAGACTTCGGCGACACCTATCCGTTCATGCACAGCGCCCTCGGCAAACTGCTCATACAGTTTCGACGCTTCGGGATAGTGTCTTACACGAAGCAGCTTCACTACGCCGTCGCTAACAAGAGTTGGGAGCAAGGTGCGAAGCTCACTACGCAGATGGCCCTCGGGTCACTCTCGTACGCTGCGCAGATGTACCTGTATTCGCTTTCCAAACCAGAAGACGAGCGTGAAGAATGGAGAGCGAAGTACCTGACACCGACGCGAATCTTCCTCGGAGGGTTCGCTCGCGCAGGTATCTTCTCTCTGACCCCGGCCTTCCTCGATCAAGGAGCACAGATGCTGCTTGGTGCTGAGGGCATGTTCTCGAAGTCCCGCACAACGGGATTGGGCACAGGACTTCTCGAAGGCGTCCCTGCCATCGACTTCCTGACACGATCAGCAGAATTTGTAGCAGACGTATCGCAGTCCATCGTTCGGTCGGACAGACAGTTCGACGCGAAGGACTACGCCAACATGCGAAAGATTTTCCCGTGGCAGAACATGATCGGGATTAAGCAGTTCCTCGACTACACCCAAGGTCTCTTCCCTGAGGGTGACGAGGATGACGATACCGAGGCCATCGACATCGTTGGTGGTCTCACACTTCGCAGCAAAGAAGAGTAATCCGCCCACAGGTTTCGGTCTGTGGGTACACGTGGGGGAGTTCGTCTCCCCCACAGCCTTTCATTTCCACAGGAGACACATGAGCACGTACGCACAATACGTCGCGGACGGCGCGACGCAACTGTTCAATGTCTCCTTCCCGTACCTTGAGCGCGCCCACGTTCGCGTCTACCGTAATGGCACTCTCATGGTTCAGCCGCTCGACTACGAGTGGCAGAGCAACACTCAAGTCAGATTCCGGGTTGCACCAATCCTTGATTCGCTCGTACTTCTTCAGCGACACACAGAACCCGACAACGCGCTGGTCACGTACCAGAACGCGGCCGTCCTGACGGCAGACGACCTCAACATCGCCACCCTGCAGACCCTCTTCAGGACGCAGGAGCTTCAGGACGAACTGAACAACTACCTGACAAATGGTGTCATTCGCTTCGCAGCAGAAGGCACCCCCGGCTCCCTGACACCATCACAGCTCATCGAGAGCGTGACGCAGGAAGTCCTCGCGAGCGAACTGGCCGCAGAGCTTCAGTCTCGCATCGGCGACATCGACCTCAACGGCGAGGCAATTGTCGAACAGACACTTCGCGTTGATGGCATCTTCGATTTGCACACAGACAACGCGGCTGCGATTGTCACGGAGCAGAACGTTCGCG